TACGTCGGCAATAATTTGACAAAGCAAATAGCCTGATACAACCGCGATGACAAGTACCAGAGGACTTACCTTAGACAGTTTGAGTTTAGACATTGAACCTCCATATGGTGAACGAACGAACGAAGTAGGGAGACCTTTAGTCGGAATCCGAAGGAATCGACTGTAACCCAGCCCGTGTGAAATTCCTGCGCAGCTGCACGCCGCGTTTGTGCAGTTCTGCGTGTAGGGTGGGCTGTGCGATGCCCGTTTCGCGGGCAATTTCCCACAAAGTAAAACCTTCTTGATACATCTTAATGGCGGTATCAAGCCTTTGCTGGCGTGAGTTGGTGTTTGTTAACTTGCGTGATGCAATTTGGTGCTTAGCAAGTATGCCATACAGCATAGAGTACGTTAGGTGGTATTCTTCGAGAATATCACGCATGGGGACTTGTTGCAAGTACTTGTTGATGATTGCCTCTTCGTCACGAATGGGCTTTTTTGCCGCAAGATCCCTGCCGTGCTTTTTGAGCGCGTTTCGTATCGCGGTTATGGAAAGCTGCATTTCTTCTGCAATTGCTTTTACCTGCACTCCGTTATCGTACATTTCGAGAATTTCTGTTTCTTTTTCGATGTTCATGGTTCCGGTCTCCTTTTCCGTTCGAAAATGAATGATAAGAAAATTATAATCGGTTTTTGTGGCAACCACAAGGGTCTTTTCAAGGACTTTGGATTAAGATCGCGGACTATTGCGGTGTTTTTTAGACCAATGTATAGTAATATTAAGGAAAGAGAAGCATATGAATGATTTGATACGCGGTGACACAGTTGATATAGTATGGCTCCAAAGGGACGGGGAGCCTACTGAGTGGTACCGACGGTTTATGTCTTTCTACCTTCCGCTGGGACCCAGTCGTAACCTTACTCGAGCGTACTTGAGATGTTTAGAGTCTGAGGAACCCGAGAAAGCACTTGCCAAGAAAGCGGCTAAGGGATACATTAATACTTCTCCGCAGTGGTCCGAAATAGCTCGAACGTGGCATTGGCGTGACAGAGCCGAAGCGTTTGACTTATATACGGCGAGTGAGAACTTTTCTTATGTTGATAAGGCACGTGATATATTGCTTCAAAGTACTGAAGCTGCTGCACGTGCTTTGGTTGAGAATCTGAAAAACCCTCGTTTAGCAGTGGCTGCAGCAAAGGAGATTTTGGACCGTGGCGGATTGCCGGGCACTCACTTGGTGGGCGTTGGGCGTATTGAGCCTTACACAGCCGATGATCTGCGTAAAGCAGAAGCAGATGTAAGTGATTGGGAGAAGCGAATTCGTGGAGACACAGTTGTCGTCAACGTTGAGCCCAGCAACAACTCGTGAAGAGTGGTTGAAGTGCAGCGCATCTTGTGTGTACTTTGTGTACAACTATTGCAAGATCTATGACGCTACTTCCGGTGAGTGGGTTCCTTTTATTTTGTGGCCGGCTCAGGTAGATGTTCTTGAAGATCTACAGAAACATCCCTTAAATGTGATCCTAAAAGCACGTCAGCTGGGTATGACTTGGCTGGTTTTGTGCTTTATTTTATGGAAGATGTTGTATCGTCCTGTGTTTACGGCGCTATTGTTCTCACGCAGGGAGACGGAGGCCATCTATTTACTTGGGCAACAGCGCCTTCGAGGTATATACAACCGATTACCGAAGTGGATGAAGACACGTCAGGTTGTAACTGATTCCTCACACGAGTGGATTTTAAGCAATGGCTCGGTAGCCTACGGATTTCCAACCACTGCTGGCGACTCCTATACCGCAGGATTCGCTTTTGTTGACGAGGCGGATTTAGTTCCTGACCTTAACCGCTTGATGAACGCAGTAAAACCGACAATTGATGGCGGCGGTGGCATGGTTCTATTAAGTCGTGCCGATAAATCAGTCCCCAATAGTGAGTTTAAGCGCATATACAGGGGCGCACGTATCGGCGCAAATGGATGGAATGCGATTTTTCTTCCTTGGTACGTGCGCCCAGGTCGAAACGAAGAGTGGTATGATCGACAACGCAAGGATGTTTTGAGCCGGACGGGTACATTGGACGATTTGTTCCAGCAGTACCCGGCAACTGAAGAAGAAGCCCTTATGCCGCCAACGATGGATAGACGTATTCCGTACGCCTGGTTGACCAAGTGCGTTAATGTCATACCCCGAATTGAAAATCCCGGTCTTGGCTTGCCGGACTTGATTGTTTACCGCGAACCTGAGTACACACAAGAGTACGTTATTGGAATAGATCCTGCTGAGGGAAATCCGCATAGTGACGACTCTGTTATATGTGTTGTTAATTTGCGCACGTTGGAACAGTGCGCGGTCTTAGCAGGAAAAGTTGAACCCGAAGTATTGACGGGGTATGGCATATCTTTAAGTAACTGGTATAACAACTCGAAGATATTGGTTGAACGGAATAACCACGGTCATGTGGTCATTGCATTGATGAATGATGAACCCGCAATTCGCGCACGTTTAATACGGGGTATTGATGGAAATGTGGGATGGATGTCCAGTGTCAGGGGAAAATCGATAATGTATGATACCTTAGTCGAAGAAATTCGAAACGGCTCGGTGATCATACATGATGATGAGACTCGAGTACAACTATCAAGTATTGAAGGCGCATCTTTACGAGCGCCGGAAGGTGACCCAGATGATCGCGCGGTAGCGTTTGCATTGGCAGTTATAGGAGCTGTTATAAAGCCTGCTATTAGTTTTTCGTATCGCTATATTGAACAAGAGGAGATGTATGGCAAACGCCGTAGACCTGGCCTACTTAGAAGCCCTGTCAGAATCTGAAACGGTTCTAACCCGGCAAATTATTTCCGCACGTAAATATCACGTGGGGCAACAAAATGTGAAACTTACCGACCGGCTGAAACAGTTTGTCGGTACAGATTTTGGTGGATTCGAATTTCGACTAAACATCGTTCGTACGGTTATCCGCACAGTGGTAGAAAAACTGGATGTTGTTGGGTTTGATTCCGAAGATGAGGAAACCATTAGGTGGGCAGCGGGTCTCTGGGCACAGAATAACCTGGACGCATTGCAGACAGACATTTTCGAGAGCACTTTGCGTGACGGAGCACATTACGTGATTGTGGACTGGCCTGAGGACAAGTTATACCCCCGGTGGCTTCCGCAGCAACAGTACACGTCCGTAGAAGCGGGCGGAGACGGCCTTGGGTGCGTAATTAAATACCCTCAGGGCGATCCGAATTTGGACCCCATTGTGGGCATAAAGTACTGGACAGAACTTGTTGGTGGCCAGTATACGCAGCGCAAGACAATGTATTTTCCCGAGCGGATCGAGAAATGGGCTCGCATCGGTGGCGGCGGAGATTGGGCACCTTATAAAGATGAAGGTGATACGTCTTGGCCGATTCCGTGGACAGACTCAGGTGGTGATCCGTTAGGCATCGCTGTAATACCTTTCTATAATAAAGACCTAATGCCCGAAGCAGCCGATGCCATACCCTTACAAGACGCGGCAAACAAGGTCGTAGTGGACCTCCTGTCAACTGAAGATCAAACGGCATACCGTGTGCTCGTGGCATTAGGTTTCATTCCAACAACCGACGGGTTAGATTTGAAATCCGACGGAAGCAATGCGCTGGATATCCAGCCGGGGTCTGTTATCGGCACCACCAAGTCGAAATCGGAAGCGGAGTTCAAGGCCATCGAGCCCTCGAACTTGACTCCGATCACTGATTTGGTTCAGCAATTAGTTCTTTGGATCGCTTTGGTTACAGACACGCCTGTTTCGCGATTCATTACTACCAAGTTGATTGCCAGCGATGAGACGCTAAAGCAGCAAGAAGAGCCGTTGATTGCAAAGGTCGATAACCGCCAGAAGCTTTTTGGCAATGCGATCAAGAAGGCCATGAGGTTGTCGATGCGCCTGGCTCGCGTGTTCGGTACTGGGGGTGAGTTTGACGAGACTGTTGATATACATCCTATTTGGAAAAGCGCACAAAGTCTCAAAGAGCGGTTGGAAGAGTTAACTTTGAAAAAGAACCTTGGCGTACCTCTGACGCAATTGTGGACTGAACTTGGATATAGTCAGGACAAAGTTGCGTTGTGGCAGGAACAAGTTAAAGAAGCAGAGAAAACGCCGATTGAGGAGCGTACAGCTCCTGCTGCGGCAACAGTAACTGCACAAAACATATCTACAACAAAGGAGTAAACAATGAACGGTCAAGAGATTGACAATGAGGAGCAGGCTCGTGATGAGTCAGCAGACGAAGCGCAACAGGCAGAGAGCGCTGGCGGCGAAGCCAAACCAGAAATGGATCTCCCTTCCGCGTTAGCCGCACTGGAGGAGGCCAATCGGAAGCTTCGTGAAGTTAATCGTGAGTCAGCCAATCGACGCAAGGAGATTACGGCATTGAAAGAACAGCTTACGAATAACGGCGCGAAAAAAGAAGAAGAAGTAGCGACAAGTCTTACTGAACTGCAGACCCAGTTGAAAGCGGCAAACGATAAGTTGCGCGTGTTTACGCTTCGAGATTCATTCGATCTCGCAGCCGCGAAGGCAAAGATTCCGTTTGTGAATCCGACTGCAGCACGCGACGCTTTTGCGTTTGCGCAAGAACAGATCAGCAAGTTACCTGAGGATGCCGGCGACGATGATGTTGCAGACATTATCAAGGAAGTCGTGAAACTGCGGCCATACCTCCTGAACAAGCCGGCATCGCCGAACATTAATGCTGACGCAAAGGGTGCAACTGACGCACTTTCGGGCATCAACATGGATGATATCGCTCGCGATTTCGGGATTATATCACATTAGAAGGAGTTTTAAATGGCAGACATTGTCAAAGTAAGTGCAAATGTGCGGCCTGTTAATGCCAATCAATGCATTATTCGTCAACTAACATCGGGTGAAGCGATCGATGTTGGTGAGGCTGTTTACATCAAAGCAGCCGATGGTAAGGCCTGGTTGGCGGTCGGGACCGCGGTCGCTTCTGCGCTTCTCGCAGGTATTGTTGTCGCTATCGGTTCAAATGGTCAGACCACAGGAGCCGGTGCAGGCGAAGTATTGTCCGTGGTCATGTACGGACCTGTTGCAGGCTTCACTGTTGATGCAGGAGACCTGATTTATGTGTCAGATACAGCGGGGGCTCTTGCCGATGCTGCTGGCACAAAGTCGTGTGTTGCGGGTGTTGGTTTGCCCGATAGCATTTTGATGGTCCAACCCGGCCGCACGATTCCAGCATAATGAGGTGATGAGATGACAACTATTGGACTTGCTGATGTGAAACACCTCATTCGGATGCCGGGTTACTGGGATCTGACTGAAATGAAAAAGTGGCAGTTGAAGGACGGGACCACTTTTGACGCCGCGGTATCCCGTTTTGCCGCCGCGCTATCTTTGTTCAACGGCTCATTACGCTCAGGCTATCTGGCAAATTATTTGCAGATTTCGCCTGAAATGACTCTTGAGTACGATTCCGGCGGTGACTCTGCGGCTCTCAGGGAGATCTCGGAGTACGATAACCCCGATCCGATCCTTGCCGAGAGCACTGGCCACATGATCCCCCTGAAAGACTACGGTGGTTCACTTGGCTGGACCTATCTCGGTCTTCGCCGAGCTCGCTTGGCACACCTGGATCGCGATATTCGTCGTTTGATCGAACGTGCTCGTAATACCTGGGACAAGGCTCTCCTGACTCGTATGTTCAAAAGCACTTACGATGCTGTGGGTTCCTCAGGTCGTTCAATGCCGTTTGCTGATGGTGGCACCGCTGATGCGAATTACGTTCCACTTTCACACGAGGGTAGTACCTTCTTGTACACCCACAATCACTACTTCCGCCAGACTGAC